ATAGACTGGATAATCGACGACATCGACCCGAACCGATCCTGTTCGTGAATCGCACGCCATGTCGCTTGATTGATGACACCCTGATCTGGTTTGCGCTTGACTTCTTTCAACCGCGACAAAATAGCCTGTTCAAAGAGATCAGGAGAATCAACGAGAAGAAGAAACGCACTATCCGTATGCGAATGTTTAATCCACCAGTCGTAGTCAGGCTTCTTCATGGAGGCTTTGTTTCATGTTCTCAACCATCGAATCGTGAAGGCTTTGTTTTTCGGCATCAGTTGGTGGTGAACCTGTCGTGGCTTCAAACACCGCATAGCTCGCTGCTAACGCCTCCTCTGTGACTCGACTCTCTGCGTCTAGATCAATACTGATTTCTTCGTCGAGGAACTCCTGTTTCCAGCCTTCAATAGTTTCCGCTGACGGTGGATCTCCAGGCCCTTCCCAACTACCCTCGCGTAGAACGCCATCCATTCCCGCCCCATCCACTACACATTTCGCGCCGGGGACTTTCCATGTAATGACATTCATCGTGTTATGAAACAACTCGTTTAAATGCATCAGACTTCTACCTCCATCAACGTGATCGATCCCCGACCGTTGCCAAGCATGACGTAGGTATTCGACGCATTGCTGACGTTTGAAAATTCAACTGTGTAGGTCAACTCCGAGGTCGTTGTCGGGTCATCGAGATACTGGAACGAAGCTGAACCAATATAGTTCGTTCCAGTCGCTGCGGTATTCGCACCTGTCTGCAAGAAATTTCCACCGCTGACAGTTGTCGTTGCTCCACCCGAGATTGCCCGTTGTAGTCGAACTGCAATACTGGTGTTTCCAGACTTTCCAAGGCCACCAATATCTACCATGACCAGAACCTTGTTATCCGTGTCAGCTAAGGTGATTTTGTCGAGGACATTCGTTGTGGCAAACGTCGATGATGTTGAGCCAACCTGTGCGGTGTAGACAAAATTGTGAACCTGAAGAATTTTTCCTGCGCTAATACCAGTGAGGTTTGCCCCGCTTAGATCGGCAAAATAGGTTGACGAAATCTCAGGAATCTTTCCCGCAGCATTCACGATAGCCACGTTGCCCGTGCCAGCCGTAATCCCGCCAGCGACATCAATACTTGTTGCAGATGTATCTGTTGTGGCGAGCTTGCCAGCAGTCAACACATTCGTGCTGTCGTTATAGACCAGCCCTGCATCACCGCCGAACGATGACCCGCCATCGTTATATTGAACTTGGGTATCTGATCCTGCTGCACTGGTGGCAGACGGAGCTGCCCATGAACTATCCCCTCGCAGGAATGTTCCGCTGGATGCGGTCCCTGACCCCAATCGGGCAGTAGCTACAGTCCCTGATGTAATGTTGCCAGCAGCATCACATCCAATACTGGCTCGTAGAGTTGATCCAGATTCAGCGACAGGATCGGTTGTTCCGTCGCCAACAATCATCTCGCCGTCAGCTAACACGGCCATTGCTTGGATATCACCCGTTCCGTTACCAAGCAACACACCACCGTCAGTAAGCGTTGATACCCCTGTGCCTCCATCGGCAACGGGGACATCCGTACCTCCTGCACGGTAGATAATGTTGCCCTCGATGTTGACATCGCCAGAACTTGCTTTGGTGAGTGTCGTATCAGTCGCATGGCCGAGTTCAATGCCTGTGAATTGAGGACTATCGCCTGTGCCTACTCCGATACTTGTGCGAAGCGTAGCTCCACTTTCTGCCACGGGGTCTGTGGTGCCATCCCCAACAATCATTTCCCCATCAGCAAGGACAGCCATCGCCGTCACAGCACCAGTCCCACTCCCAAGCAGCACACCGCCATCTGTGAGAGATGTAGCACCTGTGCCTCCACTCCCCACCGCTAATGTGCCTGTGACATTTCCCGCTGCGAGGTAATAACTCCCCTCTTGGTCATCGAGTTTGTCAGCGTTGAGGTTGGCTACTTTGGTGGTGGACGCAATCGTCAGAGGAGCCGTGCCTGTGGAGACATCAGCCTCTAGGGTTTGGGCGCGGATTTCATACCCACCAGCATCCCAATCCGCCGTCAGAGCCACGGTGCCATTCGCCTTCACAAAACCTGTAGCTTCGATCCCATCGAGCTTGTCGGCATCCAAGTTCGCCACCACCGCTGCACCAGAGTTCACCGCAAAGGGCGCATTCGTGCTGCGACTAAAGGTGTGCAATCCGGTAATCGTGTACGCGTTCTCTTCCGTCAGTAAGGTATTGTCGGAAAGATCCGCATCGGTATTCGTGACTTGAATATCAGCCATTTATCTACCACCTCTGCGATTTACTCCTCTATCCCACTTAGCAGGTGGTATTGGATTGTCCATGACTCTTTGTTCAGGGTTTAGTTTTGCTCTGCCACGTACCGGCCGACCAAAGATATTTTCCCCTATATTGGTTATCTCAGGTACTCGTCTAACTGGATCAAACGGAATAGGAACGTTTTCTTCCCAGGAACCATCAGGAAGTCGCCTCCGAGTAGTTTCCCCATGTCTAGTAAGCAGATCAAATACCACATCCTCCCCACCTACATTGAAAAGACCTTCTAACTCCCCAAATGGTGTCTGGATAGGATCGTGTTTGTGAGTCGGGTACTTCTGAGTGGTGCTGAGTTCCTCAATTATGTTTTGGATGCGCTGATCACTAGCATCCTTCCTTCTTTTTAGATCACGACGACGAACCTGCCCTCTGATAGAACGATTTTTATTAGACATTTACGCCTCGATATAGACTAACGCGCCATCAACCGACTGGCCCCCGCTCAGTTCCATATTGAGCAGCGTGGCATCAGACGTTTCAAACCAGCCGACCGGATTAAACGGCAGGACAATCGTCTGCCCCGCAGTCGGTCCCATCTGTCCGGTGAGAGCGGTTCCACCAGCCCCATCCTCAAATCGAATAGTGACGGCTGTTCCAGTCATGGTGAAGAATGCGGCCAAGACACGAATCTTCTTTCCCGTGACTGCCGCAACAAGGGTATTATCACCACTACTCGCCGCGTCAATCTTGGCGCGTTTGATGAGTTGTGTATCTCTGATATCCTGAAAATCTTCCTGAATAAACGCCATCAGGCACTCCTATCCTTGAGGTCCGAGAGGACCGCCACGCTGTTGTTGAAGCTGAAGTAATCTGCGTTGTATCTCTTCTGGGGTCGGTGCTGGTCGTCGCACTGCACCTCCCTGCCCCGTTGGTCTGGCATCTCTACGAATCGGCCCCTGTTGCGTCTGTAAGATCGGACTGCCAACGGTAGTTCCGTGATTCCCTGCGGACCCGTGCACATTCGGTGCGCCCATTTGCATCGCACGCTGTGCGGTTGCCGGATCGACACTGGTAATCGGATTTGGATTGACCATTCCCGCAATGGGATTTCCACCGGGAACATCAGGAGCAATATCTCTTTGTACATGTCTAGGATAAGGCTTACTGGGATCTGATTGTGTGTACATATCGCGTTCCCGTGGTTGTCCTAACCTCTGAAGATCCCGCTGATCAGCCGAAGTGGCTCCAACAGTTCTGTTAACTCCAGCGAGTTTACTTTGCCTCTGTTCCCACGCACGGTCAGAGCCGGTTTCTTCTCGTTTCATATCCGAACCTTGCCTCGCCGCTATCGGAGGAAACTTTGTCAACGACTTATCGCCAACCCTGTAATGCTCACTACGACTAGCAAATGCTTCAGCCGCATCGCGGTCGTCTTCTGTGTAACCAAACTCTTTTATTACTTTTCCTGTCCGTATGTCGATAACATTCGGCATCTTCTTACTCCGTATGGGTATAACGATAATCGTAACCAGGCGCACGATCCCGATTAAATCTCGCCAAGGTTTGTATCACAGGGCCAAAAATCTGATTTCCTAGGTCAATCACCGGACCTGCCTCGTCATCTTTTCCGATTCTGAGCATCCGAACGGCAAACTGAGCAATCGGCAGCATCACAATATCTGGATACGCAAAGGTGCCACTTGCCGTAATATCATCAGCGGCCTTCATCCCGTAATACCGCACTGTATGTGTCGC